AGTCCTGAAAGCTCCTGAGATGGTCGTTATGGGCGCGCGAATGCTCGCCGAAGGACTCAAGGCCACTAACTGGAAATACGCAGAAGCCGCAGATCGCGAGACCGAAGAGAAGGCTCAGTACACCGTGACATCTACGCAGCTTCTCGAGTTGTCGGCGAATAGGGGCAGCGTGCTAGCCGTGCGAATCCCCGCGATATCAGGTAACTCGCTTCGCCACAACATACTACGCGCACCAGGTGCGACGCGCCTTTTGTCGCATCTCGGACTTGGGCCGAATCAGACAACGGTGCCGATTGCCGTTGAGCGTTTCCTATACTCTGGCGGCAATACCGTCAAGGGCGCGAAGGCTCCGGGGGCGGCGGATCTACTCGAAGCAAAGGTGCGTAGTCACTATCCGATCGTTGACGCACTTGGCGGATCGTTCGATATGTTCCTGCTCACTCGGTCGCAGGTCAGCGTAAACAGCTGGATAGTATGTCGGGAAAACAACTGGATCACGGAGCGTAAGACAGAAGGAAGCATCGGATCCGATGTATCGATCTTCGATCTTATCAGCGAGGTGACACGTACTCGGTCAGGCATTGGCGGCAAGGACAAAGAGTCGGGACAGATGATCTTTGCCTACGAAGCTTTGGCCGCTCAGACAGATATACTCGTAGAGGTCAGCTTCCAACCGTATACGCAGCTTGTCACGATCGGTGCGGTGATGCAGGCGTTGACGGACTGGAACACGGAAGGCGCGTTTCTTGGCGCGAAGTCGGCGCAGGGTCACTCGCAGTGGTTGCCAGACTTCCCGGATGATGATCGATGGTCACTTGCGGCCGACTACATCGCACACCTCGACAAGAACCGAGAGACGTTGCGCGATGGACTCATCAAGGCCACATTCGGAACGGAGGTGCAGCTTTGTGGAGCGTAACGCACATTCCAGAGCTTGACGAGTATGGCGAGCGTATAGCGGCTCTCGAGTATGAGCCGCTCAAGGTCACGGTGACGACGGACTCGCCCGTCAGCTGCAATGATCCGATCTCGCTTGACGGAGTGTTGGCATACGCAATGGTCACGGATGCACTCAAGGGACGGCCTTTTCCGCAAGGAAAGGGCCCATACTGGCAGCCGCTTCCGCTCCATTGCGCAAAGCTGATTGAGGGTTTGCCGCTATGGTCAAGTACCGACTTTGTACCGACCAACCTTCACAAGCGAATGACTCACATCCACAGACGGACGGCGGATAACCCGTACGCAATGATCGGACTGATGCGATCTGCCTACGATAAGCGACCGCGCCGCTTCCCGTCTTCGGCGGCGGGTCCGTATATGGACTATCGAGTACCAGAGCGTCGTTACTTCGCGGAGTCGTGGTCGGCATTGTGTCTCGGCAATCTTGAAGAGGTGCGACGACTGCTCACACTTGTTGCGACTTTTGGCAAAGGCGGCAAGCGTGGGTCGGGATACGTTCGGCAATGGACGGTTGAGCCGGTCGCAGACTTTTCATTCTACACGCACGATGGCCGCGCTTTGCGTCCAGTGCCCCTTGGTGCCACTGAAACAGCGTGGGCAGGGGTAAGGCAAGGGTGGACTCCTCCCTACTGGCTCAAGGAAACGTGGCTACTTTGTCAGCCGTCAGATGTGGCATCGATATTATGAGCATTGTGAGTTGGGCTGATTACGGAATCACGGGTGAGGTCACAGTTGGACGACCGGCAGCGGCATCACCCTACAAGCGTCAGATTCAGCGACGCATCGACAAGGCATTGTCGGACATTGACCGCTTGGCCGTCTCCACAGACGGCCATTTTTACTCGGCAATATCATTCGGTGCTGATTCGTTGGTCGCTGATCATCTGATGCGCCGCTACTATCCCGATCATCCGGCAATGTGGGTCAATCAAGGGCCGCTTGCTGAATGGCCTGACTGTCTGGCACTCAAGGATCAGATGGTAGCCAACGGTCTGCCGCTGGTCGAGTTGACACCGGACGTCACGCTCTACGATTGGTATCGATTACACGGCATCCCGACGTCTTCGGCAATGGATAGCAAGGACGACAAGGAGCTGAACGAAGCGTTGATGTATGCACCGATACGCCGATTTCAGGAGTCATCAGCGGCACGTGGATACTTGTGGGGGCTGAGGTACGATGGCGAAGGCAACCATCGTCGGATACTGATCCAAAGTCGAGGCACGCTATATCATCGAAAAACTGATGGTCAGTATGTGTGCTCTCCCGTCGGTCACTGGAGCAAGCACGAGATATGGGCATACATCGACCTGTTTGCGCTGCCCTACGCGAAGATGTACGACATTGACCGACTCGAGATCCGCAACGGGCCGCCAATCGGCACAAGCGCGTTGAATATGGGGCGAATCGTGAAGCTGAAGCACAACTTCCCGCATATTTGGCGAGTAGCTGTCAGCGAGTTTCCCGAGTTGCAGAGGTACACGTGACGCCACCGTACAAAATCATAATGCGATCGCATCCGGATAGAGATGACCTTGTTGAGCAGATAAAGCCGTTACTGCCTGAAGATTCGATGTGTAGCAGAGATTCCGCTCGTGAAGGTGGACGAGTAAACTTCATCCGCGCTATGACTATGGCTGAGGGTGACGCTTGCTTGCATCTTGAGGACGACATTATCCTTTGCCGTGACTTCATCGACAACGTGAACCGTGTAGTAGAGTATCGCCCAGGTACGGTGATTCAGTTCTTTTCGCGAAGGTCTGCGGACATTGACATAGGGTCGCGATACGAATCAGGACGCACCTTTTTAGGCGCGCTTTGCTTTTTCTTGCCGTGTGGAATGTCACGCGATTTGTTGAACCATTGGCCAGCGTGGAAGGACAAGGACAAACACTTCGACGCGGTCGATTTATTCGTTGCCGACTACCTGAAAAGCCAAAAGCTCAAGTACTGGATCGAGATTCCTTGCTTGGTTCAGCATCGTCAGGTTGTATCAGTCGTCGATAGTCGTCGATCCAAGTACCGCCAGACATCTACCTTTCTCGGCGAATAGCTCACCACGCGCCCGAAAAATTATTCTCGCGACTATCGCAATCTTGCGATATGAACAGCGAGAGCAACAAAAATTCACCCGCCTATCACAACGAAGCTCACGACGAGATGGAGCGTCGGTGGGACATCATCGAAGCCGTGTCAGGTGGTACGCTTGAGTTACGCGATGGTGGCGCAAAGTGGCTACCGCTCGAGCCTGCCGAAGACCAGCGCGATTACGCTATTCGGCTTCGTCGGGCGATATTCTTTAACGCCTTCGAGCGCACGTTGCACGGACTCGTAGGGCTTGTGTTTCGCAAAGATCCTGAGCTTGCCGATGATAATCCCGATCGGATCAAAGAGCTTTGGGAGAATATCGACAATGCCGGAACACACGGCGCAGTCTTCGCCAAGGAAGCGTTCACGATTGCGTGTAAGTACGGTCATTCGCTGATCTATGTCGATATGCCGCCAGCGTTGCCGGAAGGCGCGACGCTTGCCGATGAGCGCGCCGCCAATCGTCGCCCTTACTGGGTGATGTATGAGCCGGATCAGATCGTCAACTGGCGCGTCGAGTCAGTCAACGGCCAGTCAATGGTGACACTGCTTGTGCTCGAGGAAGAGACGAACGAGCCTGACGGTCTGTACGGTGAAGAGGAAGTGACTCGATACCGAGTACTACGTCCGGGATACTGGGAGCTATTCCGCGAGGTCAAGAACGACCTGACAGGGGCTACAGAGTACTTGCTTGAGGCTACTGGCGCGTCAAGCCTGCCATATATCCCCGTCTCAGTGATCTATGCTCGAAAGACTGGCACACTGACCAGCACCCCGCCATTGCTTGATCTGGCACTGATCAATCTCGCGCATTACCAGAAATACTCAGACTACTCAACGTATCTGCATATCAGTAGTCGTCCGATCCTATGGTTTCGTGGACGCGATATCAGCAAGGGAGTTGAGGCCATCGGCCCGTACACGTTCTTTGACGTTGACGGCACCAACGGCAACGTCGGATTCGCAGAGACCAGCGGCGCGGCACTTGGCGCAGCTAAGGCGGACATTGACCATCTTGAGAAGCAGATGGCGATGCTTGGCCTGACTCTACTTGCCGGTAACAAGCCAGTACAGCAAACAGCTACTGAAGCATTGCTCGATTCAGTCAAGGAAGAGTCGGACTTGGCAACCGCTGCCAGATCGCTACAGGACGCGCTAGAACTGGCTTTGCAGTGCACGGCAGCCTACGAGGGCATTGAGTCCGGCAGCGTGGCTCTTGGCTCAACTATGACCGATTTGACGTTATCGCCTGAAGAGATGCGAGTGTGGATTGACAGCGCAGACAAGGTGTTCTCGAAGAACACGATCTACGAGGTATTCAAGCAAGCCGGTAAGTTGCCTGATGGCTTCAACGCAGATCAGGAACGCATTGCTATTGAAGCGGATGCTTCAGCGATGGGCGATCAGCTACTCGCAGCTTTCGACCAGGGTAAACCGATAGCGTAGAAAAGTTATCGACCTGACGTGACGTAACCTTCAACTCATAACCCACGAAGCGGGATGCTTCGTAATCACTCATCCGGGAGGGATGATTCCAAATGCCAATAGAACAGATATTTGATACTCGCGATGATGCGCCAGAGTTTCTCAGAGGATCTTTGCTCGAGACCGAAGACGGGAAGTTCAAGTTTCAGGCAGAGCTACCACAAGAGGTCGGCGGACTGAAGAAGGCACTCGATGCAGAGCGCAAAGCACGCGCCGAATTCGAAGGCAAGCTGAAGCAGTATGACGGCGTAGACGTTGAAAAGTACCAGTCGATACTCAAGCAGCAGGAAGAGGCCAAGGCGCAGCAGGCGCGATCTGCCGGAGACTGGGAGACGCGAGAGACACAGCTAAAAGCGCAGCTCGAAGCGGATCTACGCAAACGAGAAGCGCACTACACGTCAGAGCTAACTGGACGTGACGCGAAGATTACGTTGATGCAGTCAGCCCTTGAGAAGTCGCTGATCGAAGCGCAGGCAACATCCGCGATCTCGGCGGCCAAGGGAACACCAGAGTTGCTGCTGCCTCACGTAATGCAGCGAGTCAGGATTGTTGAGGAGGACGGCGATTATCAGGTGCGAGTGATCGATCAGAACGGTCAGCCGCGCATCGCCGACATAAAAGGCACTCCATTCACGATCAAGCATTTGATCGAAGAGATGAAGGCCGATGCGATTTATGGACGGGCTTTTGAGGCGTCCGGAGCGGGAGGCTCTGGTGCGTATAACAGTAACAAAGCGGGCGGCAACGCCAAGACAATGAGCCGTGGAGCTTTTGACGCACTCTCACCAGAAACTAAAATGGAGTTCATCAAAGCAAAGGGGCAAATTTCAGATCAGTAGGATCGAAGGAGATCAATGGCTAACACCCTTTCCTCAGTTCTGCCGGTGATCTACGAGGCGGCGGATGTCGTTTCGCGAGAGTTGACCGGTTTCATTCCAGCATCGTTTCGTAACTCGACCGCAGAGCGTGCGGCGAAGGATCAGACAGTAACTTACCCGATCGTCCCGACGATGGCTGCGGCGGATATTGCGCCTGGTGCTACGTCTTCGACTGGTACGGATATGACCGTGGGGTCAGGCTCGATGACCATCTCAAAGAGCCGCAAGGTCAGTTTCAATTGGACTGGTGAGGAGCAGACGGCACTCAGCAATGGCGATCGTCCGCAGCTTACCAACATTCTTCGTGATCAGTTCGCGCAGGCGATGCGCACGTTGTGCAACGAGATCGAGGCCGATCTGTGGGCGGCTGCTTACAAGGGATCGTCGCGCGCTTATGGTACGGCTGCTACTGCGCCGTTCGGCACTGCTGGCGACCTTAGCGACTTTGCCGGAGTTCGGCAGATCCTCGACGACAACGGCGCGCCACAGACGGATCTTCACCTTGTGCTTGGGTCGGCTGCTATGGCCAACCTTCGCGGCAAGCAGTCGGTGCTCTTCAAGGTCAACGAGGCGGGCACGTCGGACTTCCTGCGACGTGGTGTTATCGGTGACGTAATGGGGCTGATGCTGCATAACAGCTACCCTGTCACCGTCCACACCAAAGGCGGCGGTTCCGCCTACGCGCTCAACCTTGTGGCTGGGTATCCTGTGGGTTCGACAACTTTTGCCGTCGATACCGGATCAGGCACTATCCTTGCGGGCGACATCCTGACCAACTCTCAGAGTGGTCGCGATGCCAACAAGTATGTCGTCAATACTGCGCTTGCTGGTGGTTCACTGTCGATCGGCGCGCCGGGTAACCGTGTGGCGTGGGTCGATAACGATACGGTGGCGGTCGGCAACAGCTACACGCCGAACGTCGCGTTCCACCGTAACGCGCTGCACCTGATTACGCGCTCACCTGCTATGCCGGCGGGCGGTGACAGTGCGGTTGACGTCACTGAGGTCGTCGATCCGACGAGCGGCTTGGCCTTCCAGGTTGCGCTCTACCGTCAGTATCGCCAGATCTCTTACGAGGTCGGTATGGCGTGGGGCGTCAAGGCTGTCAAGCCTGCTCACATCGCTACTCTGATCGGATAGTGATTACGCACGGTGGCGGGTCAGCGGTAACGGCTCGCCACTGTGCGGTAAATGCTAAGGGGGTGCTAATCCCTAGGCAAGCGGCCAAAAATGCAGCACAGGGCAAGCCACGCATCGAGAATAAGCACAAGGAGCAGCAAATGAAGTCGGAAAGTACAGTAGCAATGTATCGAGAAGACCTGGGGTCAAATGCTGGGCCGACCACGGCAGACGTCCACGTCAACGAGGTCGAGATGATGCAGTCATTCGGATGGCGCATCGCTGACGCCAAAGACACGGCACCATTCCCGAAAGAGGAGGAGTCCGATATGGGATATAGCAAACCAAAGCCAAAACCGAAGAAGTAACGCACACGTAACGGGATGTGATCTGATATGGCAATCGACGCAAACAGCCTGATAACCACGATCGGCGATTCAACCAGCAACTCATATGTGACGCTGGAAGAGTTCGCCGATTATCGCGATTTGAACAGAATCAACGCTGATGCTTTTGACGGCGCGACGGCTGATAACAAGGTACGCGCGCTGATTATGGCTGCGCGTCGGCTGAGTAGGCTTAACTGGCGAGGCGGCAAGGTCAGCGGCAATCAGGCTCTGTCGTGGCCACGCATCGAGGTACCGGTACGAGACTCGAGCCTTGATGGTATATCGCTTTACGGCACGATGTCTGAGAGTCGCTACACTGGCGGATTCTATGGTGACTATTACGAAAGCACGATCATTCCCGAGATTATCAAGAATGCGCAGTGTGAACTTGCCATAGCGTACCTCGAAGGATTCGAGCAAAGCGAAGGACAACAGATCAAGTCGTTTTCGGCCGACGGTGTACGCATCGATTACGCGACCAGTTCGAAGGGGGGCGCGCTACCTGCGACGGTACAGCAGATGATCAGCGGATTGTTGACGGGCGAAAGGTTAGTGAGAGGATGAACAACCTACTATCGGCCAAAGCTCTCGATACGCTTCGTCGGTCACTCTATGGCGGATCCGCGTCATTGACCTTCTACAAGATGACTCCGGCAGATGGTGAGGTCGAGATCCACACGACTACATCAGGCTGGCACATCCAACGCGATAACAGCGACATCGATAGAACGGGACTGGTCAACGTATGGATGTCATCAGAGAGC